TCGTGGTGGTTGATTATTTACAACTAGCCAAGACCCGTCAGAAGACCAACAACAGAGAAAGGGAGGTAGGGGAAATGTCTTGGGCGTTTAAGATGATAGCTAAAAAGAACAACCTTCCCGTTTTACTCTTATCCCAACTGAGTAGAGCCGTAGAAAGCACCGAAACGAAGGAACCCGATAGCCACCACCTAAGAGATTCGGGCAGTATAGAACAAGACGCTTCGGTTATTATAATGCTTTATAGGTCAGTAGTTTACGGCATTCAAGAAGATGGGGAATACTTCGACTTAATAAAGGTCACCAAGAACCGTAACGGGGAAACTGGAAGAATAAAGGGGAGTTATTTCGATGGACGCTACCAATCTTGGAGTGGAAAAACTTTCAACGAAGGAAAAGACCCACCTTTTTAAGTAGCTATATTTAGGCTATGGAGGTAGAAGACTACTTGGAGGCTATGCGGTTGATCAAATTGATTGACTTGACCCCTGAAGACTACCTAGACCTTTCGGCTAGCCACGTTCTTCTTTACGATGAATTTATAGAATGGCTAAAGGACTTCATACTTTCCCACGAAACCACCAGCTATCAGCTTCAGATGATAGAAGACCTTATGGAAATTAGGGCGTATGATGCTATATCTGAACTATTCTTACCGAAGGACAACGAGCAGTTAAGTATTTACGACATACTTTGAACAAGTTGAAGGAGATGGGTATTAGCAAGAACACTTTTTGCATTACCGAATATGGGGACATTGTGAGCGTTTATGACGTTGTCAAAGCAATATTAGACTATGAACGAGGAAGAAAAAGCGAGGGAGAACCTAGCTAACACGAAGCAAGGGAAGCACCTGGCTAAAGTTCGGCACAGATTCACCGAGGAAGACCGAAAGAAGTCAGCTAGTAAGCGGCACAAGTCCTCAAAACGTGAGATAGAGGAAATAAGGCGCATCTTCGCTAAGATGGCTGACGGTGTTCAACCTAGAATTCATAAGTTCCTAATGGACACGGCTGAAGGTGTGCCCCAAAGAGATGAGGGAGGGAATGTAATTCGGGATGAACGTGGGGCCGTTGTGTGGTCTAACGCTCCCGACCCAGCCCGTGCGGTTGACATTTTTCTAAAAATCAGTAAATTCGTTATTCCTGAACTCAAGGCGGTAAGTGTGGAGGCTCTAGTAAGAGATGAAAGCGGCACGCAAATAACCTTACCCCCTTGGATGATTAAGGAGGCGATAGAAGATGACGAACCCGAACCTTAAATTTCTAAGAGAAAACCACGAGTCTAAAAGGCTTATAAGCCTAAGAGGGGGCACAAGGTCGGGAAAGTCATATAGTGCCGTTCAGTTCCTTATTGAACTTTGTTATAAGTACCCCAATGCTGGGATGGTTATTACCATAGCACGGCAAACGCTACCAGCTTTAAAAGCGTCAACCCTTAGGGACTTCGTTGAGATTCTGCAAAGCTTTGAGGCATACGTTGAGGAAGACCATAATAAAACAGAAGGAATCTATAAGCTTAGAGGTAATACCGTTGAATTTATTAGTTTGGATCAACCCCAAAAGTTAAGAGGACGGAAACGGGATGCGCTTTTTTTAGACGAGTGTAATGAAATAACCGCTGAGTCATTTAGACAACTATCTTACAGAACCACGGGGTTTATTGTGCTTAGTTATAACCCTAGCGATTTAGACGGCTGGTGGTACGAAGTAGAAGCAAGGGAAGATGCGGCTTTAATTGTCACCACCTACAAGGACAACCCACACTTACCTAAATCAATCATTGCGGAAATAGAGAGCCTTAAAACTTCAAGTCCTGAAGATTGGGCGGTGTTTGGTTTAGGTGAGAGGGGACGAGGTAAGAAGGGCAGAATTTATAGGAACTTCACCAAGGTCGAAGAACTAGACTTCTCGGAGTGTTCAGATGTTTGCGTTGGTATCGACTTCGGGTTTTCACAAGACCCCACGGCAGTCCTAAAGGTCGGTAAGCATAATGATCGGGTCTATGTCGATGAACTGGTTTACGAAACTCATCTTACTAACACTGAGTTAGTTGAGAAGATAAAACACGAATGTGAGGGGTTAAGGGTTATTTGTGATAGTGCAGAACCTAAGAGCATAGCCGAACTAAGACGAGGGGGACTAAACGCAATTGGTGCGATTAAGGGGCCTGACTCTATTAGAAACGGGATCAAACTACTCCAGTCCAAGGAGGTTCTTTATACTAGGCGAAGCAAAGACTTAGAAAGGGAACTAGGGTCTTATGTATGGCACCTGGACAAAAACGAACGACCCACGGAAAAGCCAATAGATTCCTTCAACCACCTTCTTGACGCTCTGAGGTATAGCGTAGGGTTTTTATATAAACGGGGCTAAAGGGCTAAATTACTTTTGTGATATGGCATTACTCGACTTTCTAAAGTACGACCGAAAAGAGTCTAAGATTCAGGAGCAGTTAAGCAAACTACTCACGGCCCAGCTAACCCACTTGGGGGCTAACTCAGCAATATGGCAACCGTTCAACTTTGAGAGTTTACTAGAGCAAGCCTATCAAAAGAACCCTGACGTTTACTCCGTTATAAATTTCCTTAGTAAGAAGATGTCTAACGTTCCTTTGTGTGCGTATGATGCCGAGGGGAATAAGATTGATTACGAACCACTAGAGAGGGTCAAAGACCAACCTAATAGCTACCAAAGTTTTAACGACTTCCTAGCTAATCTCTATTCTAACTACCTTTTGACGGGTAACGGTTACATATATTGTCAGAAGGGCGAAACCGCAATTACCGAGGGTCGTATTCTGCTCGTGGAAGCTTTGCCTAGCGTATACATAGAAGCCATCTCAGGTAAGAGCGGTAGAGGGGTAGCAGAATACAGATTCACGGAGGGTTACATAAACACGAAGATGGACGCTGAGAATGTGATCCACATCAAAAACGTGCAAATGGCTTTCGGTAGCGGTGAACATTTATACGGACAAAGCCCACTTCAAGCGGCCTTTAAATCAATTCAGACTTCAAATAGTGGCTATGATTCCCAAAAAGCGTCTATGGATAACCAAGGAGCCGCTGGTATTCTCTATAACAAAGGAATTGATTTCGCTGGTGGTAAGGATGCTTGGACACAAGACGAAATTAACGAGATGCGCCAAAGCATTAAGGAAGTCCGAAAGAACTCAAATTCTAATTCTATTGGTGTTGGTGTCGGTGACCTGGGTTATATTAACTTTGGTATCACTCCCGTGGATATGGGGATAATGGAGGTTCTAGACCTTTCGTTAAGTGACGTTTGCAACGCCTATAATTTGCCCGTTGGTCTGTTCAATAACAACGATTCTAGCACCTTCTCAAACCAAGAGCAGTACAGAAAGCAAGCTTACACGGACTCTATCTTACCTACTCTGAGCAAGTTCGAATATAGCTTCAATCGTTTGTTTATGAATGACGAGGGGGTTTATTTCAAGTTTGACACTTCAGAGATTCCCGAACTACAAGCCGACAAGAAGGAGCAAGTTTCTGCCCTTAGTGGTGCGTATTGGATGACCCCGAACGAGAAAAGGGAAATGATGGGGCTTGCCGCTATTGAGGACGCTGATATGAACCAAGTCTATGTACCTTCTAGCCTTACGCCAATTGATTTAAGCGGCTTTGAAGGTGAAGAATGAGCCCAGCCGACAAGCGATATTTAGACGTTAACAGACGTAGGGACAAGATTTCTAGGCGTTACGCTCGTGAACTCACGGAAGAAATCTATAAGGCTAACCTAAAGTATATAAAGGGGGCCGACCTAAGTAACCTAGAAAACGTCATTTATCCCATAAACTACCCTTCTACTGACGTAGAGAAGCTAGTTGAAGACCTTTATTTCGATGCTGGCTATTTATTCTCTGACCAGTTCGTTAAGGACTTCGCACAAGGTAAGTTTAAGAGTGATCTAAGCGAGGGTATCCCAAAGGTTCAATGGAAGACCGAGGCCATTGGTAAATACTTTCGGAGCAACCTAAACCAAATAAAGACCATTAGCCTAACTTCTGAGATTGGGGCGCAAAGGCTACTTAATTCGGTTGTCTACGATGCTATTCAGGACGGCAAAGGGATAAGGGCGGTAACCGATGCACTCAAGAACGATAAGTTTCTAAGGAACCTGAAGAGAACTTCACGCTTCCAAGCTGAACGAATAGCTAGAACTGAAACCCTTAGTGCCGCTTCTTACGGTGAGTATCTAGGCTCTCAGGAATTGTTTCAGAAGTACGGGGTTACAATGGGGAAATATTGGATTGCTAAGAAGGATTCTAGAACCCGTAATTCTCACAACGAGATGAAACGGAGCGAAACCATAGGAGCAGAAGAGGATTTTGAGGTCGGTGGCTCTAAGATGCAGTTTCCAGGTGACCGAAGGGGAGGCCCAAGCCAAGTAATAAACTGCCGTTGTGCGTTAGGGTGGCGAAGAATCGAAGAGGAAACACCAGCACCCCCACCCCCACAAGCGAACATCCCAACGCCTATAATTCCTGAAGATGTTAAGCCCACGGGTTTTGGTGTGTCAGAAGAGGTTAATAATTCACTAGGTAAGTTATTTAAGTGGTATAAATCAAAGAGAATAAAGGTTCCCGATATTGATGAGAGGTTTAAGAAACTACTATCCATAGCCCCGAAGAAGAGTAATAGAAAGGGCAATCTTTTTGGGATAAATAAAATAACTCACGATTCAAAAAAGGGTTCGTATTATAGCCCCATAGAAAATACCGTTAACATAGCTGACCCCGACAGAATAAGGCGAACAAATAGGGGCAATGCTAGAATAATTTACCACGAGTACGGACACGCTATTCACGAAAGGCAAAACATTATTAGACATAGGAGTTTTAATGATGCTGACCCTAATAGTAATTTCCTGAAATTATTTTCAAAACTTGAGTCTAAGGGTTATAAAAGTGGATTGTCTAGGGCCGAAAGAGAAGCCTTCATTAAAAGAAAAAAATATTTTGACGAGGTTGAAGATAAGTTCAAGGAAACTAGAGTTTACTGGAGAAGGGAGCAACTATTAAGGAACACCCCCGACAGTAAGGTTGGTGAATTCTTTGAAGAGAGAATGGGCCTAAAGAAAGGGTCTTTGAAGGGGATGAATAAGGAGGATATAGTTGAGGCTTTTGGAGGTTATGCGGACACGATGCAGGCTTTAAGCGGTGATGGGATGGGCTACGGTCATAGTAGAGCGTATATGATGAAAGACATAAACAGACAAGCTGAGTTTTTCGCTCACTCTATGGAGAATAGATTTTTAGGAAATCCAATTTTTGAGCATTTTGACAAGTCGCTTTATGACGAGATGGTTAAGATGGTTGACGAAATACTAGAAGAGAATGGAATCTAACCCAATAGAAGACTATATAAAGAAGTATGGGGAAAGGGCTTACGAATTAGTTGGCCCCCATCGTTATGACTTTGATTTATTAGAGAAGTCAGTTAAGTTAGGTAAACCACTTGTTTTGGTGGAAAATAAGAAAGACCCGTTTATTTATGACGGTGAAAGATGGGCATTAAGGTCAAGGGAGCAGTTCGCCAAGAC